TCTTGGCAGCACAGATTGCGTTTGATTTCCACGATGCTAATCAGGATGACGCAAAGCGCGAAAAATATCGTGATTGCATACCGGATATGATCCGCAACGGCATCGACATATTGACTGAATACGGCTTTACAGGCGCGGTCGATGAAGAACGCATTGAAACGTGGCTTGATGGCGTCAACGTGCCGCTGATTGGCTTTGTTGACTTGCTGGTGCCGGATACGATGTTCTGTGAAATAAAGACCAAAGCACCGCGCAAAACAAAGCTGCTGAAAGATGGCACGCAGGGATGGGCAAAAGCCACACTGCCAAAGGCACCGGAAAAAGCGCACGTCGCACAAGCAGCGATTTACCATTACGCGCTGCAAGTGACGCCATCGATCTGCTATGTGACCGACCACGATGCGGTTATGTTCACGCCATTTAACTGCGACGAATTGAAAGCCGACGCATTAGCTGATGCCGTTGAAGATATGCGGCAAAAGGCATTGATCCGGCAGAACCTGTTGCGGGTCAGCACCGATCCGAAAGTGTTGGCCAGCTTTACCGATCCAGATTGGGGTCATATGTATCAGTGGAAAATCGAAACCGAATATTTAGAAAAGGCAAAAAAACTATGGAAGCTGTAAAACTCGACAAAGCATTAAGCGATTTCCGCAACGCGGCAACGCTTGGCAAATCTGGCAAGAACCCGATGTTCAAAAGCCAATATAGCACGCTTGGTGATGTGCTATCTGCGCTTAACAAAATATCTGACTATGGTTTGGCGTTTAAGCAGTATTTCAGTGACGATTGTTTGGTCACAACTGTGTCGCACATCGAAACCGGCGAAAAGTTCGACAGTGCCATACCGATCCGGCCAGAAAAAAACACACCGCAGTCATACATCAGTTGCGTGACCTATCTGCGCCGCGCCAGTTTAATGACGATGTTCGGATTGAATGCAGATGATGATGATGGTAACTTGGCATCTGGCAATGGCGCGTCTTCCTCCCGTTCGCAGCCTATGTCAAAGGCACCGGCAGTCGCTCCCACTTCGGCTGTCGGTGCCGCCTCCCCAAACATCGAAAAAGAATTGCAGCAGTGCAATAGCGTGCGTGATGTCAACGCACTTTACACCAGTCTGGTGCGTGTTCGTGACGTGACGCCAGATGAAATTGAAAAAATGCGTATAAGAAAAGAGGAATTGAAATGAACGATTATGATGATACAAATCGCGGTGCGATCTTCAAAAACGACAAAACATCTGACAATCAGCCAGACTATACCGGCAAGATCAATGTCGATGGTGTCGAAAAGCGCATTGCGTTGTGGATACGGGAAAGCCAAAAAGGCACCAAATATATGTCAGCCGCTATTAGCGACCCACAGCCGCCGCAAGCCCAGCCACAAAGCCAGCCGCAGGGTCAGCCGGTAACATTGGCTCAGGCTGTTGATGATGCGATCCCGTTCTAAAAAACCAACGCGCCGGATGCCGCGCTTAGAGCGTTGCATCTGGTGTGAAAAAGATGTGGATCTGAACGGCCACGACTATGTGTGTGACGGTAGCAAACAAGTGCTGCACGTTGACTGCTTTACTGACAGGTTAGGGATAATAAATGCAAATCGACAAAAATATACCAGTGCCAGCACCGCGTTACAAACATCCAATAATTGATAAAATGGATGTCGGTGATAGCGTGCTATGTGACAACCGAAAGAAAATCGAACGATTGCGTGACGCTATGCGTTACCGCAACATAAAATATGCCACAAGGCGGGTGCCAGAGGGTTGGCGGGTTTGGCGGCTATCTTAGCCGCCTTTCTTTTTGTTTTGGAAACTTTCCAGCGCACCGGCACCAAAGTAAAAGCCCAGAATGATCATCATCGCATAATTGATGCTGAATTGTTGCATTACTTTAGTCACAGCATCTGGATCGCCTTTGCCCACGATTGTCATCGTCAGCACGATGATGTAACTGGCCAGAAACGTAAACCCAAACATCAAAGCTAGATAGCGTTGTGCCAGCTTAAATGGCGCATAGGCATTCATCAGATCGATGCGTGCTTTGCTCTTTGCGGCAATCTCTTCTTCAGTGCTGGTGTGCATATCATCGATCAGCTTTATACCCTGCTTGACGACATCGCCAGAACCCAAGATTTTACCTAATACTGCAAGCATATTAATAACTCCAAACATTCGGGCGCGGTGCGCCGCCAAACGTGTCTAAATGCACAAACCGCGCACTGCCTTTTTGTTGCACTCCAATGCCAGTGAAACCCATCTGAAACGCCAGCCGCAGCAATTCGTGCGCCTGTTGACCGTTGCACGCTATATCGACCGCACAGCCGCGCGTATGCACTGACAGTTTGCCGGTCGGCTTGCTGGCTTCGATGCTGTGCTTTGGGCTGCGATAGCCGCTGGTGACGGTCATTGGCTGGCCATACACGTCACGCAGTTCTTGCAGCTTTGCCATAAACGATGCCGACATATTGCATTCGCCGGTTTCACTGCACGCAAATTCGTCTTTGCTGAAATTAGGATACTTTGACCAATCCATTCATCTGCCTCATTTCCATAATGACATCAACCGCGTGATGCCAGCTATCAGCTTCGTTTTCAGCCGTAAACCGTGTCGGTGACACCCGTTTGGTTTTGTGCCGTAACAACGATGTGACGGGCATAAACAGGCAACGTCTTGATTGGGGCTGAACCAGAGCGACAATATCATAATCCTCAATTGTTGGGCTGCGTTTGTTGCCGCCGTGACCAAGTTGGAAATGGCAAGACGGGCTTCGACGCCTAGTAGGTAAACACGGGTTCGATGCTTTAACTTGAATGCGTAAAATCGTTTCATCCTGAAAAGCCACCAAATCGATTGCGGTTTGCTGTGCCATTGCAACGCGCCAATCTAACGCCAAAATCGCAGCAGCGGCAATATGCTCACCAATCAGCCCAAGTGTCACAGACAACTAAATCGCCATAATCAGCCAAACAACACCGCCAAGTGTCAGTGCAATAAGCCCTGCAATCAACCCCCAAATAATTAAATCATCAATAAACTGTTGTCGGGCAATTTCTTCTTCTTTTTTGCGTTTTCTGATTTCGCCTTGCAACCTGATGATCTGTTGCCAAGCATTCATCCCATAATGCCCGATCACAAAATTGCGTAATTCATTTTCCATCTGCTGCGCTTTTTTTAACGCAGCAAAACTTTCCAACGCCTCTTCTTCAACAGACCCAAACCGGCGTGATTTGGCTGTGGCGTGATGTGTTTTGATGTTTTGTATCGCACCCATCCACCGGCCAAGATCGCCAGCCATACTTTCGATCTCTTTACCGGCGGCTATGCCTTTTTTTAGCAGATTATAGCTAGTAGTGGCGGCTGCTAATAATGTGACGGGATCCATTTTGCCACCTCAATGTTTGATTACTCCCGCACTAAATAAATCACCCAGATCAGCATAAACGTCTGGATCAGATCGATGATCGGAATCTGTATCATTTGCGTTGCCTCATCCGCCATAAACGCCAAAACACCAGCACCATTGCACCAAATGCTGCTGCCATACCAAACCAGCTTTCAAGCGCGTCAACCCACATTGGCGCGGTCAAACCAGTTGCAATGGTCGCAATATCAATTTGGGTGTCGTTGTCCATTATATTTGATCCGGCCAGTCGTCAATGGGTGCGTTGCCAGATGGTTCGCCATCGACTATCGGCACATCCCATAATGCCATAAATGCGGTCAAATCACTAGCCGCATCAATCGCTGTTTCTATGGTATTGCTGGCCGCACGCACATCACTACGATATTGAGTGACCGCAGACGGTACGTTATACGCTTCAACTTCAGTCGCTTTGATCACTTGCCAGTCAGTCGGCGCAAGCAGTGATGCAGCCGTTGCCTTAATCTGTGCTTTGTATTGCGATTTCAATCCAAGCGTGACAACTTGTTGGCCGTCTTGCATCAATGGGTTGCCATCTTCATCAACCTCATTCACATCGTCTAAACTGCGTTCTATCAAAGTGCCATCAGCTTGCCGACCCCAATAAAAACGATTGTCAAACGGTGCTTCACTAGCTGGCGCATCTTCCCAGACAAGCCCTGCGGCTGCTTTATCGGCATCTGACCAGCGTGACCACGTTCTAGGGTGTCTGATTGAATTATTATCAATCCAAGATTTTCCAACGCGGATTGTGACGTTGTTATATTTCCAAGGCATCGTCTTATCTCCTATCGTGCGTTGGCGTATTTGAAACTAGACCCAATGGCCAAGTAAATGTAGGTGCCGCCAGAGGCGTTATAATAACCATCTGTGTCCCTAATTTTGAAACCATTAGATAAAAAATCTACATTCAAATCAGATGTTAATGTTGATTCGCTGTAATTTTCATTCGCCGCTAACGTGTTTGCAATTTCATTGTATGGCGACCTTGCGCTGTCAGATATACCCCACCAACCTGTGCCATCGCTCCGCTTCACCATAAGCCACCCCACCCTGTGTCCTGTGAAAACAAACGTGCCATCAGAGGAACCGTTGCCGACATATGAGCCGACCTTGCAGACATCACTGCTGTGGAAACAGTAGGCTATCATTTCGTCTGTGTTTCCGTTGGACAGATTGGATGTACCCACCGAAAAAACTTGATTTGTTGCGGCAGTGCTATTCCATAAAGTAGAAGCCCCACTAGAATTATTCGCTAAATCTAAGTACAAACGATTTGCCGCACCAATAGTTTCATTATAAACAGGCCAGTTACTTGTGTCGTCTCTGTTTTTTACAATAATAAGTTGAGGGGCTT